AAAGAATACAATATTCTGAAGGAGGTCAAGGTATGTATGCTAAAAAGAAAATGATGGGTGGAGGTGCTACAAAACGTAGTGCTTACACTAAAGGCGGCTATGCTTCTGTGCAGGATATGGAAAGAATGTGCGGTAGTAAAACCGTAACGCAGAAAGTAAAATGAAAGTAGCTGCTCCTAAAGGTTACCACTGGATGAAGTCTGGAAAGACTTTTAAGCTTATGAAAGATCCTAAAGACGGTTATAAGCCTCATAAGGGTGCAAGTAAATCAGCAACCTTTGAGGTTCAAAAGGCGCATAAATAATGGCAGCAACATATCTAGATTTAGCAAATGAACTCCTACGGGAGATGAATGAAGTAGAGCTTACAAGTTCTAGCTTTGCTTCTGCTGTGGGTATTCAACAACACGTTAAAGACTCTATTAACAGAGCTTATCTAGATATTGTTAATGAAGAACCTCAGTGGCCTTTCCTTGCTGCTAATTTAAGCGGTGAGACAGATCCTATGTACGGTAATGTATACGTAGAAACTGTAGCGGGACAACGCTGGTATAATTTAAAGACTGCTAGTTCTTCTTTAACTACTGACTACGGCTACATTGATTGGGACAACTTTTATTTGACTACAGTAGGCGTAGCAGGCGAATCAGTACCATATACTGCACGTAACTTACGTTTTACTACAACAGAAGCTTGGAAAGACTATAGACGTATTCCAGAAAACTTAGACGATGCAGATACTCAGCAATACGGTGTACCTGATCGTGTAATCAAAAGTCCTGACAACCGTAAGTTTGGTCTTAGCTCTATTCCAGATAAAGTATATCGTATCTGGTTTTACGCTTATGTATTACCTACAGAGCTTGTAGCCTTTGGTGATGAAACAGTTTTCCCAAATACTTACAAGCCTGTATTGCTTAATAGAGCTAGATATTATATTTATCAGTTTAAAGAAAGCCCACAGTTTTCTGCTTTTGCTCTTGAAGACTACAAGCGTGGCTTACGTTTAATGAAACTTAATTTGATGAATCCTAATCCCGGTGAGTTTAAAGATGACCGTATGAGGTTTGTATAATGTCTCAGCCGTTTGGTTTATCAACTAAAGGCGGATTATATACTAGCCTTAACCAGCTTGAGATGCTGGGACAGCCGTGAGTTGCTTCTAAGCTTACAAACTTTGAAGTAGACACTGATGGTGGCTATCGTCGTATTAATGGCTTCACTATCTTTGGAGGCGGTTCAGCGGTACGTCCTAATGGTGATAACAAAGTACTGGGGATTAGAGGTTATGCTGATGGTGTAATAGTTTGTTCAGGCACTGGAATATTTTTTAGTCAAGATGGAACCTCATGGATTTCTATATCTAAGTCTAGTGTTCATAGCAGCGGGGATAACTACACAACTTTTACAGGCCGTTCAGATTTAGCACGTACTGGGCAAAAACAAACAAGCTTTGCATTTTTTGAAGGCTTATCAGATTATGGTGAGATTCTTATATGTGATGGTGTTAACAAGCCTTACTTTTTTAGAATGGAAGGTACTGGTGCTTTAAATTCACGTACTTTTTTTGCTGGTGAAATTACTGTAAGCGGTACTGTTGCTCCGGCAGTAGGCACTATTCATGATAAGCACTTTGTAGTTGCTGGTGCAGGCGCTGCATCTAATACAATTTATTACAGCCACACAAATGATCCTGATAACTTTTCAGGAGCTGGAGCAGGATCTATTGTACTTGAAGATCAAGTAGTGGGCCTAGCCAGTTTCCGTAGTGATCTTGTTATCTTTTGTAAGAATAGTATTTTTAAACTATTAAACATTAATGATTCTAATGCTATTACAATACAACCAGTAACAAAAAACGTAGGTTGTATGGATGCACAGAGCATTCAGGAAATTGCAGGTGACTTGTTATTCTTGAGTCCTGACGGACTTAGAACCATTGCAGGTACAGTACGGATTGGTGACGTTGAGTTAGGGACTGTAAGTAGACCTATTCAACCTACAATTAAAAGTATTGCAGCAAACATTGATAATTTAGATATTACAAGTGCTGTACTTAGAAGTAAATCACAATACAGATTATTTTATAACACAGACGGTACAGCTAATGCTGCTTCTAAAGGTGTTATTGCTACATTAACAAATGAAGGTTTTCAGTATTCAGAAACTGAAGGTATCAAAGCTACTGCTTTAACATCAGATCTAGATGTAGACGGTATTGAGCAAACGTGGCATGGAGATAGCGATGGCTATATCTATAATCATGATGATGGTATTTCTTTTGATTATGGTGGTAATCCTGCTGACATTAGAGCGTCTTATCAGACACCTAATTTAGACTTTGGTGATGTAGGTACTAAAAAGACTTTACGTCATGTACGTCTATCTATGAGTCCTGAAGGGGCTATCCAGCCTACATTACGTGTACGTTATGATTATGAAGATCCTTTAATTTCACAACCTTTAGATTATATATTAGATAGTATTCCTCTGCCTAGTATTCTTGGGTCAGGCATATTTGGAGCCAATGTATTTGGTGCTCCAGCAGATCCTCTAGTACGCCAAACAGTTCAAGGCAGTGGGCATACTGTAAGTTTTATTGTAACAAGTTCAGATCAAAAATCGCCATATACAGTGAATGGTCTTTATATAGACTACACTCCATCAGGAAGGAGATAATAGATGGCTCAGAGCTATACCAGACAAAGTACATTCGCTGATGGAGATACTATATCAGCATCGTTATTTAATAACGAATATAACCAATTAGTAAACTCTTTTGCTTACTCTTCTAGCAGTGCAGTAAGCACAGGCCACAGACACGATGGTACTGCTGGTCAGGGCGGTAATATTTTTAAAATTGGTGATCTTGATTTTCTTAACAAGATTGAAGTAGACGGAACAAACAATCGTCTTGGTTTTTATGTAGAAGTTTCTAGTGCTGCTGTAGAGCAGATCCGTATTCAAGATGGTGCTATTGTACCTGTAACAAACAATGATATTGATTTAGGCACATCTTCTTTAGAGTTTAAAGATTTATTTTTAGATGGTACAGCACATGTAGATACTTTAGATGTAGATGTAAATGCTACAGTTGCAGGTACTTTAGGTGTCACAGGCGTTACAACGCTTTCTAATAATCTAAGTGTAGGCGGTAATCTTACAGTAACTGGCAACGCAACCATTGCAGGTAACTTAACTTTTGGTGATGCTGCTACAGATACAGTATCTTTTAGTGCTGATGTAGCTTCTGACTTGCTTCCCAGTGCGGATAATACTCATGACTTAGGTGCTACAGGGGCTGAGTGGAAAGACTTATACATTAACGGTACTGCTAATCTTGACAGCCTTGTATTAAACAGTGGTACTACAGTAACCTCTATTCTTGATGAAGATGGTTTAACTTCTAATAGTAATACGTCTTTAGCTACGCAGCAGTCTATTAAAGCTTACGTAGACGCTCAAGTAACTGCACAGGACTTGGACTTTAGTGCAGACTCTGGTGGTGCTTTAAGCATTGACCTTGACAGCGAAGCTATGACCTTTACAGGCGGTACAGGTATTAATACGTCTGGTTCAGGTAATACAGTAACTTTTGCAATTGACAGCACTGTAGCTACGCTTGCAGGTGGTGAAACTTTTACTAACAAGACTTTAACAAATCCAGATATTAATGGAGGCACTGTAGATGGTGCTAATATTACTGTAGGATCTGGTAATGCTTTAGATGTCTCAGGAGGTACTCTTACACTTGCAGACAATCAGATTTCTGGTAATAAAGTAGAAGGTGGCACAATTGATGCTGTTGCCATTACAAACTTAACTTTTGGAAGTCTTAACGATGGTTCAATCAATGTAACTGCATTCGTAGATGAAGATACTATGTCTTCTAATAGTGCAACACTTGTGCCTACTCAACAGTCTGTTAAAGCTTATGTAGACTCTCAAGTTACTGGTTCTATCGTAACAAGAGATTATGGTAGTGCTTCAAGCCCTGTAGTGTTTACAGTTACAGTAGCTTCAAAAACTTCATCACATCCTTATAACGGTGACGGTTCTAGCAGTGCATATTTTTTAAATGGTGAAGAGTCTCCAGCATTATCTTTACTAGGCGTAGATAGTATTACAAGCTCTAGTGGATACTATTATAAGTTTGATCAATCTAATTCTTCAAACAGCGGACACCCATTACGTTTTTATTATGACGCAGCTAAGACTTCGGCGTACACAACTGGTGTAACAACTTCAGGAACTCCCGGAAGTGCCGGTGCTCATACTACAATAGCTGTAACGTCTGATACGCCTAATATTTTATATTATCAGTGTAGCTCACATGCTTATATGGGCAATCACGCTACAGCAATTACTACTACAATGGGCACGACAGGAGCATTAAAACT